ATATGAAACTGACACTCGATGTAGAGAATACTGTCACCAAGCGTGACGGCAAGATGCACCTTGATCCGTTTGAACCTAATAATTCATTGGTCATGGTTGGTGTACTTACAGACAAGGGAGATGAATACATAGCTACGTTTGACCATAGTGACGTAGATCATGCGCCATCCGATATGTATCTGTACAATGAAGAAGTTTGCGCTATTCAAGATTACTTAGATGAAGCCACTGTACTTATATGTCACAATGCTGCGTATGATTTGCTGTGGCTATGGGAGTCCGGCTTCACGTATGATGGTCCCGTGTTTGATACAATGCTGGCAGAGTACGTCATGCAACGTGGAGTTAAAGAACCTCTGTCACTTGAGGCATGCTCTGAACGCTACGAGTTGGATACCAAGAAGCAAGACACACTGAAAGAATACTTCAAGAAGGGTTATAGCACCAGTGACATACCACATGCAGAGTTGTGCGAATATTTGTCTGCTGACATACATGCTACACAACAACTGGCAGATAGGCTGATGCTACGATTAAACAAGCAAGAAGATATTGGATTGCGTGGTACAGTGGACCTGACGAACCAAGTCGCTGTATGCCTTGCCCGTATTTATCAGCGTGGCTTTGCTGTGGACTTGACTGCCCTAGATACAGTGCGTCAAGAATTTGAAGAGGAGAAGCGTCAACTTATTGACAGCCTACAAGAACACATTCGTGACATAATGGGTGACACGCCTATCAATCTCAACAGCCCAGAGCAATTGTCTTGGGTAATCTACAGTCGTAAAGTCAAGGACAAAACACGGTGGTCAAATACTATTGAGCCATACATGAGGGATACACCCTTCAAGGACTTGATACGCAGTCAAACAGAACGCATGTACAAGACGTATGCTGAACAGTGTAACGACTGTCGTGGTACGGGATACATTCGCAAGACAAAGAAAGATGGTACACCATTTGCCAAGACACATAAGTGTGTTACTTGTGCAGCTAGTGGCTATCTATACAAAGCCACTGACAAGGTAGCTGGCTTAAAGTTTATGCCACCTAATGCTAAGTGGGCAAGTGCAAATGGTTTTAGCACCAGCAAGGGTAACCTTGAAATGCTAGAGAAGGCAGCGCGTAGTAAAGGTATGGACGATGCAGTATCGTTCTTGTCTAAGGTGCGTAGGCTGTCGGCTGTGGATACATATCTCTCATCCTTTGTTGAGGGTATACGTACTCACACTAAACAAGATGGCAAGTTGCATGTCAGACTGTTGCAACATAGGACAGCCACAGGTCGTCTATCGGGTGCAGACCCCAACATGCAGAACATGCCCCGTGGTGGTACGTTCCCTGTTAAGAAGGTGTTTGTATCTCGTTGGCCTGATGGTAAAGTATTGGAAGCAGACTTTGCCCAACTGGAGTTTAGGGCTGCTGCATTCCTATCACAAGATGGAGTAGCAATTGAAGAAGTGTCTACTGGATTTGATGTACACTCATACACCGCTGAAGTTATTACCAATGCTGGTCAGCCTACGGACAGACAGACTGCGAAAGCGCATACTTTCGCGCCGTTATATGGCGCAACGGGATTCGGCAGAACAACAGCGGAAGCAGAATACTACACACACTTCACAGAGAAATACAAAGGCATCGCAGATTGGCATACCAGACTGGCTAAAGAGGCTCTAACTACAGAGATGATTACTACACCCTCTGGTCGTCAGTTTAAGTTTGAAGGGGTACAACGACTTGAGAGTGGCAAGATAACAAACTTTACACAGATCAAGAACTATCCTGTGCAGTCATTTGCTACAGCAGATATCGTGCCTATTGCTTTGTTGCATATTGATAAGTTGTTGGTGGGAATGGAGTCATGCGTTGTAAACAGTGTGCATGATAGTATTGTAGTGGATGTGCATCCAAACGAAGAACGTCAGGTGATTGATATTATTAACAAAACTAATACTGATCTTCCTGGTTTGATTACAATGAGATGGGGTATTGTGTTTAACGTACCACTAGAACTGGAAGCAAAAATTGGTGAGAATTGGCTTGACACCAAAGACGTTGTGTGATACAACTACGCTTCTAAATTATACGAAAGGAGTATTTATATATGACTGAACTTGCAGTAATTAATTCTAACAACTATGCAGCTATGGCACAGATGCTAGGCATGGCTGCTGATACAGGTGAGAACAAGAGTAGTCTTGCCCGTATTAAAATCCATAGCCAGCCTATCAAGGGTAAGGCAGAGGTTAATGGTAAGACAATGAATGTCGATATCATATCGGCTGGATCATTCTTTATGGCAAACGTAGATGGCAATGATGTCTACGCTGAAAAGATTAAGATGCGTTTGTTTATGCAAAGGTTTCTGTATCAGAAGTATGATTCGTCTAGCAACAACTATGTTAAGACGGTCATGGCAGAGAAGCTAGACATTGATTTGAAAGACGATGCTGGTAACTTTAACTGTGGTAAACCCTCTGGTTACATTAAGGACTTCGATGCGTTGTCACAGGACATGAAGGAACTGATTCGGTCCATCAAGCGTACTCGTTCTCTATATGGCACTGTTACCTTTATAGATGCGAAGGATGAACAAGGTAATTCTGTTGAACTAGAGAATGTACCATTCGTTTACGATGTGTCAGTAAAGGAAGGATACAAAAACTTCGGTGACGTATTCAATAAGTTTGCACAACATAGCAGACTACCTATTATGCATGACACTATCGTGACGACGGCTGAACGTAAAGGGCCAAGTGGTATGTACTACATACCTGTCTGCGAAGCTGATTTGAATACAGTGCATGACATTGTAGACGATGACCAAAACTTACTGAGAGACTTTAAGGCTGTGGTTGAAAATCACAATCGCAGGATTCTTTCAGAGTGGGAAGAGAAGCAAGTATCGAAGGCAACTGAGGAAGAAAAGGAACTTGCTGAATCTTTTGTTGACATTGATGTTGAAGAGGTAGAATGATATGAATCATCCAGCCGAACTGGCGTTGCACAAATACATGGACGATGCCACAAAAGGTAAGTCAACCATGTCAGAGGACACTGCTAAACAAATCGCAGAGGATGTTCGACAGGCTGTGCTTCGCCAGTTTGGTGGGACAGGGAAACGTGAATTTAGGTTACGTATGTCTAATCTTGGTAGGCCAACTTGCCAACTTTGGTTCGACAAAAATAAACCTGAGACAGCCCTGCCTCGCCCAACTACATTTGTTATGAACATGATGCTTGGCGATATTGTAGAAGCAGTATTCAAAGGGCTACTAACAGAAGCGGGAGTTGAGTATGGAGATTCAGAAAGTGTATCACTTGATATTGGCGAACATACAATTAATGGAACATACGATCTTACTCTTGATGGTGCTGTTGATGATGTCAAGTCAGCATCTGATTGGTCGTATCGTAACAAGTTTGAGTCATTTGAAACACTACGTAACGGGGATGCCTTTGGGTACGTAGCGCAGCTTGTCGGTTATGCAAAAGCTACAGGTCTAAAACCTGGGGGCTGGTGGGTAGTCAATAAAGCAAATGGTAGTTTCAAATACGTTCCAGCTACAGGCATTGATGAAGAAGCGGAGATGCAAAAGATCAATAGCACAATCGACACTGTAAACACGAATGAGTTCAGTCGGTGCTTTGAACCTGTCGAAGAAACATTTAGGGGTAAGGCAACAGGTAATAAGATGTTGTGCAAAGAATGTTCTTTCTGCGACTATCGCAAAGCATGTTGGCCCAACCTAAAAGAATTGCCAGCCGTGAAGTCACAAGCAAAGCAACCTAAGATGGTTTCATATATTGAGTTAGCACCTGAGTATAATGAAGCATCATTCTTTTCTGGTAGAGCATCATAATGCATAATGCCAAACGATTTAGGGCAGCACGTAAGTTAGGATTTCGTAGTGGACTTGAGCATAAGATTTCTGAATATCTTATAAACTTAAAAATCAAATTTGATTATGAGTCTATTAAGATTGAGTGGGAAGACCTTGCTTACAGAACCTACACACCAGACTTCGTGCTGTCCAACGGTATCATTATTGAAACAAAGGGTATGTTTACGGCAGCAGATCGTCGTAAGCATCTTGCAATTAAACGACAGCATCCTAACTTAGACATACGTTTTGTATTTGAAAGTAGCAGAAGAAAGCTACGTAAGGGTGCCAAGTCAACGTATGGTGAGTGGTGTATTAAGTATGGCTTTAGATATTATGATCGCATCATTCCTGAAGATTGGTTAAAAGAAAAGGGAAAAAACAAACATCCAAAATTTGTAAAGTTCAAAGGGACAAAAGTAAAAAGGAGTAAAAAATGACAGAGGAAGAAAAAATACTAGACGAAGATTTTCTAATACGTGTGCGACCTGTAAAAGATAATGAGGAGTATACAGGTGAAGCAAATTTTTCTGTCATCAGTAGCCAAGGCAACGATGTTCCACTTGACTTATATCAAGATATGGAGTATGTAGTAAAGTGTATGCTATCAACTATTCCACTCATGGAACAGGATGACGAGTTTAGACATTTTGTATCTCATTACGTAGAGAATTATTTTTCTTATGAGTTTGACGAGAGAAACAGTGGTACAGCAGAGATTGAATCTATAGATGGGAATGTCATTACCATTAATTTTAACAGTGATACAAAGGGTACTGCATAATGCGACATGAAGAGTATATGAAAAACAAACTAGCTGAAGATGAGGAGAAACTGATGGACGAGTTTTACACAACAAAAATATCAAACACAAAAACAGATATGGTGAACAGCCCACCTCATTATAATAAGGCTGGTATAGAATGCATAGATGCAATACGTGCAGCAACAGGTGATGGATACGAATACTACTTGCAAGGAAACATAATGAAATACCTGTGGCGTTATCGTTACAAGAATGGTGTAGAAGATTTGCAGAAAGCGCAATGGTATCTGGATAAGTTAGTAGAGGAATGTAATGAAAGTTAAACTATATATAACCTTAGACATTGATCCAGAAGAGTATCCTATACCAGCCGATGAAAATGTAGGGCAAGATATACAAGACAGTCTTGAAGAATATTTTTATGAAATAGAGGGTGCAAACATCAGACATATAAAAACTATTATGGAGTGAGACAACATGAACAATTACTTACCAACGGACTATCAAAACTTCATTGCTCTTTCACGGTATGCCCGATGGAAGGAAGATGAACAACGGCGTGAAACATGGGGCGAGACAGTCGCACGATACTTTGATTACATGGCACAGCATCTCAAGAGTAAGCACAAGTATACTCTGTCGAATGAACTACGGGGTGAACTGGAACAAGCTGTATTAAATCAAGACATCATGCCAAGCATGAGAGCATTGATGACTGCTGGTCCTGCGTTGGATCGCTGTCATGTGGGTGGCTATAACTGTTCTTACGTACCTGTGGATAGTCCAAGAGCATTCGATGAGACTATGTATATACTCATGTGTGGCACTGGTGTAGGCTTCTCAGTAGAACGTCACAACATTGAGAAGCTGCCTGTCGTCAACGAAGACATGCATCTCAGTGATACAGTCATCAAGGTTGGCGACTCCCGTCCAGGATGGGCTAAATCTTTGCGTGAACTAATCTCTCTCTTATACGCAGGGCAGATACCCCAATGGGATACGTCAGAGGTTCGTCCTGCTGGCGCACGTCTCAAAACCTTTGGTGGTAGAGCAAGTGGCCCAGCCCCACTGGAGGAACTGTTTGAGTTCCTTGTGGAGAAGTTCAAGGGTGCAGCAGGTCGTCGCCTGTTCCCCATTGAATGCCACGACATCATGTGTAAGATTGGTGAGGTTGTAGTCGTAGGCGGTGTACGTCGTAGCGCACTCATCAGCCTGTCCAACTTGAATGATGACCAGATGGCACATGCTAAGTCAGGTATGTGGTGGGAGAATGAAGGGCAACGTGCGCTGGCTAACAACAGCGTAGCCTACAAGGGCAAGCCAGAGATGGGTACATTCATGCGTGAGTGGGTATCCCTGTACGAAAGCAAGTCTGGTGAACGTGGTATCTTCAATCGTAAGTCAGCACAGGTACAGGCAGCTAAGAATGGTCGCCGTGAGGTAGAGCATGATTTCGGATGCAACCCTTGCAGTGAAATTATCTTGCGTCCATACCAGTTCTGTAATCTGTCAGAGGTTGTTGTACGTGCATCAGACACACAGCAGACACTGACTGACAAGGTTCGCCTTGCCACTATCTTGGGTACGTTCCAGTCTACACTGACTGACTTCAAATACCTGCGTAATGTGTGGAAGAAGAACACAGAAGAGGAACGCTTGCTTGGTGTATCACTGACAGGTATCATGGACAACGACATGATGTCAGGTAAGTCAGCACATCTGGGCAAGAACATTGGGTCTACACTCAATGCACTCAAGGAACAGGCAATCGAAACTAATGCAGCTATGGCACAGCAGCTTGACATTCCACAGTCAACAGCCATTACCTGTGTCAAGCCTAGTGGTACAGTGTCACAGCTTGTAGACAGTGCGTCAGGTATCCATGCCCGTCACAACCCATACTACATTCGCACGGTACGGGGCGATAACAAAGACCCCATAACACAGTTCCTTGTGTCAGAGGGTATACCTGCAGAACCTGATGTGATGAAGCCTGATAGCACTACGGTGTTCAGCTTCCCTATGAAGTCACCCAACAGTGCAGTATGCCGCACAGAGATGGATGCCATTGAGCAGCTTGAGTTGTGGTTGCAGTATCAGCGTCACTGGTGTGAGCATAAACCATCTGTCACCATCTCTGTCAAAGAGAATGAGTGGATGGCTGTAGGCTCATGGGTATATGAACACTTTGATGAGGTGTCAGGCATCAGCTTCCTGCCATTCAGTGAGCATACCTACAAGCAAGCACCCTATCAGGATATTGATGAGGATACGTACAGAGAACTCTTGACACAGATGCCTAAGAGTGTTAATTGGAGTATGCTACAAGAGTTTGAGAAGGAAGA